TGTGGATCTACCATTTCAACTATAGGGTTTTGACTACCTGGAACAAAACGGTCAGCTGTAGTTTTTTCCCCTTGTCTTGCTGCGTAGAGGTCATCAGACCTTCTTTTGGCAGCTAATTGTTCAGGAGTTAACTCTCTAGGAAAAGAAATTTTAGGAACTCGTTTAGGATCTCTTGCTCTATCTTTAGCCATTTTTCTTATGCCAATCCTTAGTCGCTTTTACACCTTGCTTAATTGTCTTAGACCCAGCCTTCTTTGTCAGGTTAATCTTGTCGTACTTGCCCTTATTGCCGGCATGATCGACGATAACTTCGCCCTTTTTGTTCTTCTTAATAACATGCTTTTGTCCAGCAGCTTTGATGGTAGCCATTAGTTACCAATCATTGTGTAAGGCATGATTCCGTAATCATACTCGTCTTCTAACCAAGTTTCGCTAAAGCCAGTACCTTCGGCAGACATTAACAATCCCACTTTCTACGAGCTTTGTTTAATCTACTGTTAGGGTCTTTAGCTGCGCTTGGAAATTGTCTAGCTTGTCCAGCTGAACGTGCACAGTATGACTTACGTCGTGCTGCAGACTTAGGTGACTTCTTAGCCTGTTCTGATGATACAGGGGGTTTAAGGTTATGTCCTTCTTTTTTAGCAGAAGCACGGCCTTTTGCATTTAGTCCGCCTTCTTTATTCTGACCTTCTTTGCGTGTCCACGCTGGTGATTTAGCCATTATCTACCCTTACCAAACTGTGGATTATTGTCGTCTCTTCTATGATTAACCCAGTCATCTACGTCCATCATTTCAATTATAGGATTACGACTTCCAGCTGTGTAATTGTCACTTTTTTTAATATCTAAACGAAGTGGTTCACGACCCTTAGGCGGAACAGTTGAGGGAAGAGGAAATGAAATAGCAGGAACTCTCTTAGGGTCTCCTGCTCTATCTTTAGCCATTCTTTTTGTGCCAATCCTTAGTAGCTTTGACCCCTTGCTTAATAGTCTTAGCGCCAGCTTTCTTAGTCAAGTTAATCTTATCGTACTTGTCTTTTTTTCCTGCATGGTCGACAATAACTTCACCCTTTTTATTTTTCTTAATGGTGTGCTTTTCTCCAGCAGCTTTTATTGTCTTAGCCATTATTAACCTTTGTAAGAAGAAGTCCAGTTATCGATGGAGTTTCCTTCGCCACTACCATCTTTGCGACCTTGAACCATGTTTTGTACACGGCCTTCAACGCCTGCTACTGCTCCGCGCTTTGCTGCTTGACCTGCTGCAGAGCCGCCAACTCGTGCAACCATTGGTGCCAAACGTGCAAGTATTCCGCCTGCTGCTGCCATTTTTTACCTCGTCTTCTTATTGAGCGATTTGTTTAAAACATCGGATGCTTGTTCAGATACATTGTATCTTCCGTATGTTGGACGGGGACCCGCAAACATACCAACATTGGTATTTCTAAATTCATTTACGCGACTTCGCTTCGACGAAGGGGTTTTTTTGGTGGTTACACCCTTTTTAAACCCTGCACGTTCTGCACGGGACTTACCAAGGGCTGCGTCTTCCATTAGTCTACAATCTGGTCTCTACATAAGCAGTTGCATGCATCATTGATACAAAGACCGCTTTTAACTTCATGTTCACATTTTGTGCAAAATCTAGTTATTGTCATTATTTTTATTTTCTCCCATCCAGCCTGGACCTGCAATTAGCTTAGGTCCTTTTTTTGTTCCAGAGTTTCCAAGAGCGATTGCTTCATCCTCATGCTTTGTAAGCTCGGGGGAGTCGGGTTTTGCTTCTACACGTAAACCTTTACCAAGAACATCTTTAGTTGTACGAAATACATCTAGATTGATGACTCTTTTTGGGTCGCGGGCTCTATCTTTACTCATACCTAAAAGTATCCCTTATTTGGCTTTTATAGTAAGGATATACTCCGAATAAGCAATTAAAAGCATGTCAATTAGTTGATTAGCGTTATCGGGGTGTTTTTCTTTAAAATGCGCTCTCCATGATATAGCGTCGTATCTAAGTGAACCACAGCCATTATTTGCATCTGCTATAAGCATTTTGGCACAGCGTTGTACTCGGCTAGGTACATCCATATTATCTGCAAGCCAATCCATGAAGTTCATGGGTGAAGAGTACTAAATAGGAGAGTCTAAAACCTCATCAACCGAATCATCAATTGTTCTGCTGTGTTCCTTAGAACAACTGCCGCACTCTTTGCACATTGGACAAGTCTAACGTATCCATGGGATGTAAATCTGCGCGAGGCACGTACCATGTGGTTGCGTTATAGATGAACTCTGGTTTTTTGCACTCATGCCCATAAGCCCAACCAAGTGCGACATATGGTGGCATTGTGTATGGCGGGGTTTCCATTTTGGTTCGAATTGCAAGTCCTCCACCAAGAAGTACGTAAATCTGGTCATCATCATCTCTACGTGTCATACGTAAGCGACCTCTGCTACTTTCCGAGGCGCAACATGGTGCGTTACACCCCTGTGGAAAGGTGTAGCGGACCTCAAAGCCATCTACATCTAGCTCTGTCTTAAACTTATTAACATGCGGGGTGAACTCTTTAATACCAATCATTCGGGCAAAGGCTAGCTCACTACCTGCACAGATGGTATGTTGCAGCATCTCCCAGTGGTCGCCTTCATAGTAGTTGACGTTACGCTCGGGTTGCCCAAACATCTCTGCTTGACGCTCGTAGCCAACTTGGCATACAAGGGCTACCTCTTCTACGGTAAGGGAGTAGTTCCACATATTAAAATCCTCTCTGGTGACATTGCAGGGTTAAGTACTCGGCCTTTTGGCCTCTAGAAAAATTAGCGGCGGTTTTTGCGGGATAGCCGTCCAGAAGGACTTGGTGTACGCCTAATCGCTTAATCCTTTTTTTTAGAACAGCTCCTTCTTTCCTCTCCTCTGCATACATTCCAAGATAGAGAATCCCTAGTATTAAAGCCTCCTCGGCACTGTTAGCAATCCCCTCAATTAGCTCCCAGACTAAATCATCAATCTCAGGCCCAGCCATCTCATAGACCCTGCAGAACTTGTCGTAGGCTACTGCCTTGTCTTTCCACTTACTCATTTTCTCGAAGTACCACTCATCTGTAGGAGCAAACCTTGAACCGTCCCCCCGCTCTACATAGACACAGTAGTCATCAAACTTCCCCCGACCAAGTAATAATCGCATCCCCCGCAATTCCCACATGATTCGCATACCCGCATCCTAGGCTACTGCCTAGCAAACTAGCAACTTCTTACGTCTAAACACTGGTGGCTTTTGTTACTGGCGAGTAACTTAAGGGTGGGGGGTCTTTATAACAATTAGATAACAATGAGCGACACGCCGTGTCTATCTATTGCGTATCTCTTGCGCTTAGCCTAAGTTTATCCATGAGCAAGGGGCTCACTTATCGGGAAAGGATAAGAAAATGGCACAAGTTATGAACATATCAACCGCCCTAATAGGCACGCTACATATATCAGACACACGCACACGCAACGGACGCCCACTTATGGGCATCATCAAGCAGGCAGACCGCCGACCATCACACGACCGCGACGGGCTTATTGCCTATGCTATCGAGTTCCGAGTTGATGACTCTCCACTAGATAAGCATTGGAGCACTCTCTATGTTCAGATAGACTCTGCTCCATCTACTGAGGGGGAGGGGGAATAATGTCTAAGGAATTATTATTGACCCCCGAACTTATCGCCCTAATCAACGAGGCATTTAATAGCGAACAGGCTAACGAATACACGCTAACCGACGAAGGCACGCTTGAAGGGTTTAGCCACGCGATTACTATTCAAGGCAACCGATATACAGTAAGTGGCTCAGATTGTAGCCGTTGCGACGGCTCACATGTAGATTGCCACTATGTGGAACGAGTAACAAGCGACGCAGAAGAAGCGTTAGAAAACTTAGAAATTATCCGAAGCATGGAGGGGGAATAATGAACACATGTTCAATATGTGGAACAAAAGAAGGAATCGTGGTTAGTGGCGTAGATGCGTTCATGTTAGGTTGCATGGATAGGATAGAAAAAATCTGCTATCCATGCGCTAACAAGGAAGGGGAGAAGGTAAATGCCTAGACTTAGAAAGCCCGAAGCAATTACTTTCAATGATGATGAGTTATATGCGCTCACGCGGCTTACAATGGGTTATCTTCCTAAGAAGGGTGGAAGGTGGAAACCCGACAGGCGTGAACTAGGATTAATAAAAGATGCATACCATAAGGTTGCAAAGGAACTTTGGGACCGCGCTGAGGAACAACAGCGCATTGATAATGAACTACGCAGAATAGAGGAGGACTATTACGAGCCTGAGTATGACTAGAACTGAGCGCAAGTGGGAGCGCTCTCAATAAATAAACCACTAGTGAGCCCGCTAGACGAAGGCGACGGGCAAGGAAAGAAGTTTCCGATTAACAATACTATCCGCAAAGGGCAGGCGCTTCCCCGCTTGCCCTTTGTGCTTTCTGCATTTAGCTGAAGAGTTTGTGTTGGTGGCTATGTGGCTGGCTGAGGCATACCGAAGCCGCCTAGCCACATAGCCACCAACACAAACACTCTCGGCGTGTTGCTTGTATTGTTGGTCTGTATCGTATAAGTTGAGGGCACTTGATGAGCAAGGGGCTCACAAGGAAAGGACGGATTATGTTAGGTAATGAGATTATGTTCTATAACGGCTTTAACTTATTCATTGACTTGATTATCGCAGGAGTTGTTGGACTTTCTGTGTATCGTTGGACTAGGGGCAGAGCGTGGGTGGAGGGATACGGCGCAGGGTGTTCGGATACTGAGGAATATCAACAAGACCAAGCCTCTGACTATATGTGGGAAACCTACCGCGAACAACGCGACGCACTCAATGAAATAGACCGCGATGTTCAGGAGTTGAAAAAACTTGCTGACCAGTTAGACGCTAAGTGATTACTATGACTACAACCACCACGACTATAAAGTGGCACCGCAGGGACTACAACGCGCATAGCGCAATTATCAAGGAAATGATAGACGCTCAAATCTTTGACACCTACACTCTAAAACAAATGGCTAGTCATCTTGGTCGTATGTATGAAAAAGATAACCCGCAGTTTGACTATGTTAAGTTTATGAGTGCTTGCGGATTTACTCCGCTTGTTCTTTCTTAAACCCCTAGAAAGGAAAGCCCCCACTCCGTCAAGTGGGGGTTTTCGCTTTGGGCGTGTCGTTGCTTATTAAATAAGCTTTGTGTAATATCAGTAATGAAAGGGGGCATTATGAAAACTAATGTTAATAGAGTGGCACGCAATAGGCTTAGCACCTATATAGCTGATAGTCAGAATAAGTTCTGCCATATGTGCGGTAATCTTACGCCGATTACTCAACTATACGCAGAAATATATATGAACAATTTATACGGATACACCTGCTTAGAGTGCCATAAGAAATAAAACAATTAGCTCCTGCAATTAGGAGCTAAGAGTTTGTGAGATCGGAAGAGCGT